CTGAGAGTTTGGGGATTGGGACGAGTTCACCTAGTAAGAAAGCACATCTGTATGCTTCAAATGACTCAGCCTCACTTCGTTTGGAAAATACTGCTAACAGTAAAGTTTGGGATATTACACCAGCAAGACCTGGAGTTGCTAACACAGGCTTAAGCATACACAACGTAACTGATGATAGAATTGATCTGCACGTTGATAACTCAGGTAACGTAGGCATTGGGACGATACCCCAAAGCCATTACACAGGCTACACTGCTTTAGACTTAGGTACTTCAGGTTCTATATGGAGTAACCGCACCACAGCAGATACAAATACGATAATGATGGCAAACAATGCCTACTTAAATAGCGGTGCAACAAGTTGGCTAAGAATACACGCAGATGAAGCAACTCGTTATGAGCAAGGAAGTGGGTTGCACCGTTGGTCGTATGCTGCAAGCGGGGCTGCGGGTACTGCAATCTCTTGGTCAGAAGCCATGCGCATCGACAGCAGCGGTAACTTGCTGGTGGGTATGACTTCTAATGGTATAACATCAACAGGTATTGGTTTAGTTCCTGATGGCATCAGCCATATGTATTCTGGCGGTACACACACGCTAGAACTTGGTCGTGGTACAAATGATGGTGACATCCTAAAGTTCAATAGAAGCGGCACCCCTGTGGGGAGTATTCGGTCTATCTCTGCCGACAGTATTGGCATTGGTAACGGTGTAGCTGGCTTACGCTTTGTAAGTGGCACAAACCGCATTCAACCCGTTGATATGACTAATGGCTTGAACAGCGATGCCTTAACTGACCTTGGTGACACAAATAAACGTTTTCAAGACCTATTCCTCTCTGGCGGTGTCTACCTTGGCGGCACTGGGTCGGCTAATAAGCTGGATGACTATGAGGAGGGGACTTGGACGCCTAATATTGATTATGGTGGGACTGATGGAACTATGTCGAGTGCATCTGGCGTTTATACTAAGGTTGGCAGAATAGTTCACTGCTCTGGAATGCTTGTAGTATCTAGCACAAATGGCGGGACAGGTAATGCATTTTTAACTGGTTTGCCATTTACCGTTGGTGATCTTGTATCATCAACAGGCGTTGAAGCTAGTGGCGTTATTTCATATTTTGCTAGTATGGGTGAGAGTGTAGGAACGATGTCTATAGCTGCAATTAACGGTCAGACTTATTGTGAGATATATAAAGGCACATCTGGAACTGGCGCAGCTACAGCCAATCATACCACTTTTGCTGCAACTGCTCAAATTAGATTTTCAATATCTTATGCCACAACTTAACCACCCCTGTTGGATCACAGGGTAGTCAGTCCAGCCAAAGGAGATAAAAGATGGCACTAACAGAAGAAACAGTACAAGACAAAATAGAGGTCGTAGGCGAGTTCAAGCACGTTCAGGTGCGTACAGCCACGGTCATCAAGCGTGATGGCGCAGAGATCAGCCGTGGATATTCACGCCATGTAGTCGCACCAGACGCTGACATCACAGGTGAAAGCACAGAGGTGCAAGCCATTTGTAACGCAGTTCACACTCAAGCGGTCAAGGATGCCTACGCCGCACACTTAGCAGCACAAGGAGTATAACAATGGCTGTAACTTACACTTGGACTATTCCAACCCTAGAGCGTCACACTGCTGATGGTGGCGTATACATTGCACATTGGCGCTGCACAGGCGTTGATGACGATGGCAACACAGCATCTAGCTATGGCACTTGCGGCCTAGAGTATGATGCCTCTGCGTCCGACTTTACACCCTATGCCGATATTACTGAGGCTCAAGCTCAAGGCTGGGTGTGGGGTCATGTATCCCAAGAGGATACCGAAGCTGCTATTGCTTCTAAGATTGATGCGATAGCTAATCCAACCACTGAGGCAGGAGTGCCTTGGTCATAACCTAGAAAGGAAATCATATGACTGAAGAAAAAAAGGTCATTACGATTGACGATGTGGAATACACTGAAGATCAACTGAGCGACACTGCAAAGATGTGCATAAATCACATCAATTCGCTAGACCAAAAGATCGGATCTGCGCAGTTCAACTTGGTGCAGCTTCAGATGGGCAGGCAGGGCTTCATGGCCGAGCTGAAAGCTGCCCTTGAGCCTGACGCGGAATAGCCGCGCAGCATAGCAAAAACGCGAGGGGCAGCAAAACGCTGCCCTTTTGCGCATCAAATGGTCATGTGCTACACTGCGGCAAGCGCGCAACACCAACGAGGCAACGATGGCTCTGATAAATTTGGAAGTACCCGCTGGGGTTTACCGCAACGGCACCGACTTGCAGAGCATGGGCCGCTGGCGCGATGCTAGTTTGATCCGTTGGATCGACGGCACAATGCGCCCCGTTGGTGGCTGGCGCACAAGATCAAGCACCGCAACAAATGCTATTCCGCGCGGCATGCACACTTGGATCGACAACAGCAATGATCGTTGGATTGGCACCGGCACATACAACAAGCTCTACGTGTACAGCGAAACCGGCACCCAATACGACATCACGCCAAGCGGCCTGACGGCTGGCCGTGAAGACGCGGTATCGTTTACTGGCTACGGCGGTAGCACATACGGCAACTATGCCTACGGCATTGCGCGCCCCGATACCATTCGTATCCAGCCAGCCACGTCGTGGAACTTGCAGAGCTGGGGTGAATACTTGCTGGCCAATAACGAAGACGACGGCAAGGTTTACGAGTGGCAGCTCAATACTGGCACTATTGCCGCGCAAGTTGCCAACGCGCCAATTAACAACAGAAACATAGTTGTGACGGCAGAGCGCTTCCTATTTTGCCTTGGCGCAGGCGGCAACCCGCGAAAAGTGCAGTGGTCTGACCGCGAAGACAATACAACGTGGACGCCTGCTGCAACAAACGAGGCTGGCGATCTTGAGCTGGAAACGAATGGCCAAATTGTGGCTGGAATGAACGTGCGCGGCCAGACGCTTATCCTGACAACGACGGACGCGCATGTGGCGAACTATATTGGCCCGCCCTATGTTTACGGCATTGAGCGCGTTGGGTCTTCATGCGGTCTCGCCGCTAACCTTGCATATGCGACCGTTGACGCTGGATGCTTCTGGATGGGCGTGCATGCCTTCTACGCCTACACTGGCGGCGGTGTGCAGGAGATCCAGAGCGACGTGTCAGATTACGTGTTTAACGACATAAACCGTGGTCAAATCAGTAAGGCGTTTGCCATGTCGAACGGCAACTATGGCGAGATATGGTGGTTCTACCCGTCTTCTGCATCAACAGAAAACGACCGTTACGTCACATATAACTATGTAGAAAACACATGGTCTATTGGCACGCTGGCGCGCACTGCGGGTGCTGATCGCGGAGCATTCCGTCAACCTATGATGGCAGATCCGTCGGATAAGAAAATATACGAGCATGAGGTTGGCTTTGAATATGGCAACCTATCGCCATTTGCAGAGACAGGCCCAATCATGCTTGGAACTGGCGATAAAGTTATCAGTGTCACGGAGATGATCCCCGACGAGAAGACGCAGGGCGACGTCAGCGCCACGTTTAAAACGCGCTTTTACCCCAACGGCACAGAAAGATCATACGGGCCGTTTAGCATGGCTAATCCCACCAGCATGCGCTTCACGGGGCGTCAAGTGCGGATGCGCGTTGACGGCGCAAGGCTGTCGGATTGGCGCGTTGGAGTAAATCGCTTGGACACTGTTGCGGGTGGACGTAGATGACGCAGCAGTATCGCGCACCAGAGCCGCAGGGCGATGACTGGAAGTCATGGGCGCGGCGCATGATGCTGTATCTTGGCCAGACGCGATCACCGCTTGTGCAGCAGACGGGCGGCGAGAGCGCGGCAGAAGACGGCGTGTTGATGTGGGATCGCATAAACGAATACCCCGTTGTCAGTAAGAACGGCGAGTGGCGGCAAGTTGTGCTGGAAGACGGCCACGCTGACTTTATATTGACGTCTGACGTCACGCCTGTTGCCGCCAACACGGCGTACAAGCTCACATATGATGCGCCCAGCGGCAATGACGGCATCACGCAAGGCACGCCAGCGTCGCGGATCGTGTTCGAGGAGGCGGGCCAATACGTCGTATCGTTTTCCGCGCAAATATCATCAACGTCAGCCAGCACGGTTCACTTCTACTTCTGGCCCAGCGTCAACGGCACCAACGTGGCAGACAGCGCAATGACCACTGCGCTGCACCAGAACAACGCCACGCTGGTCACGTCGCGCACGCAGATATTTACGCTTGCAGCGAATGACTACTTTGAAGTCAATTACATGATCGACAGCACGCAAGGCTTTTTGAATTACACCGCAGCGTCCTCGCCGGTGCCAGCAATACCCGCGTCAACTTTAGCGATTACGAGGCTTCATGGATAAAGAGCTTGAGAGATGCCGCGAATGGATTGAGGCCGCTTTGGAGTATTCCGGCGGCACGCATGACTTCATCGACGTGGCCGAGGGTATATACAAGGGAACGATGCAGCTCTGGCCTACGCCGAGGGGGTGCATAGTCACCGAAATAGTGGTATATCCGAGAAAGAAAGTTTTAAACGTGTTTCTTGGCGGCGGCGAGTTGGATCAGATTTTAGAAATGCATGAAGATGTGATAGCATGGGCAAAAGCGCAAGGATGCTCTGCGTTGACCATGACGGGCCGCTTTGGCTGGAAGAAACCACTGAAGGCGCATGGCTGGGTGCCACTGCACGCCTCATATGTGAAGGAGTTTGAATAATGGCAGGCGGCAAGGGCGGGTCAACATCGACAAGCGTCGAAATCCCAGAATACATTGAAGAGGCTGCGCGCCGTAACTTGGCCAAAGCGGAAGGCATCAGCCAGATTGGCTATGTGCCATATTTCGGGCCGGATGTTGCCGCGTTTACGCCGTTCCAGCAGGCTGGCTTCCAGCAAACCGCTGACGTTGCGTCTGCGTTTGGATTGGGAACGCCAACAACGCAAGCTGATATTATGGGCGGCATGCCAGCGCCGACAGAGTTTGCTGGCGGTGTACGCGGATATAGCGCAGCTCCATTGTACCAGCAGGCCGTTGACGAGCTTGCCGCG